CCTTAACTTGGACTTTTTCCCCGCCGATTTTAATTTCGGTGGTTGGAAACAAAATTTCCAGCTCTTTATTGGTTTCAGTTGTCATTATTAAACCTTTTTGTTAATTCCCGGGGATTAGCCCGGGAGTGGGTTTATTTACGGATTTTGATAACGCGACCAAAGCGACCAAGCTCTTTATCGCCGACCTTGGTTGTGTCGGCAAGAACCTGGGCTTTAGTGGATAACGCATCTAATGAGTTATCGTTGTTAATCAAATTAAAGGCTTCTGTCGGGTTAAAGTTCACTTTGTAGAGTTCAACAACCGTCCATTCGTTCAGCTCCGCCAAGTTCTGACCCTCAAAACGCAAGAATAAGTCTTTCGGGTTCTCGGTAAGCATTGCAACGCTTTCAAGCGCACCGTGCTTATACGCTGCCGTGTCGGTGTTATTTTGAATATCTTTCAAAAATTCCACCGCACCAAAAATTGGATCAACGTTATAATCTGTGCCCTCAACCAGGGAGCCGATTTTTACTTCGCTGACGTTTTGATGCGCTAAAGTGATACGATCGCCCGCTTTAATTTCTTTCGGCAACGCCTCGCCGGTAACACTTGCGGCTTCTTTTTTGGATGCGCTGCCCAATAAAGTCAAGCTCAAGTTTTCGACGCTCAACTCGTGAAATTTAGCAGATACCTCACCGGATTTGCCGGTAATAATTTTGCGCACTTTTTGGCGCGCGCCGGAATAAGATTCGGTGTGCTCAAAACTTTCTACACTCAATGAGATAGACAGTTCGGACACATCACCCACCCAACGTTGTGAGCCGATGTTGCCCATTGCGTCACGCACGGCAAGATAGAGTTTGCCCTGACCGTAAGAATACGTTTCAACGTGTGCCATTTATTGTTCTCCTTGTTCGGATTCGTTAATTTCGCCGTTAGACGGCACTGTTTCGGCATCGCTGCCGGGGTTTTCGGTTTGCTCGGCTTGGGGCGGTTGTTGTTCCGCTTTGTCGGCATTTTTGCCGGTATTTTCATCCGCACTTTTAACTGCTGTGCCAATTTGATGGCGGACGAGATACGCCGCATCGGCGTCGGTTACGTCAATCACATCTCCAGCCGAATAGCCAACACCGGCGTGGACGTGCGATTGGTTTAATTTAATTTGCTTCATCGGTTTCTCCCCATGATGACTTTGGTTTGATAGGTCTCCATCCAGACCAGATAAGAGTTGCTGTAATCCACTACATCACCGCGCACAAAAAAGGTTTCTTTTGCGCCCGGTAGCGGTGGACGCCAGCCCATCAACTGTTCCCGGATTTTGCCGATAACCGGATTGCTAATGCTTAAATGCGGGGCGTCGTTGTTGTACTGATACGACTGCACAATCACGATCACCGAAAAACTCACAGTAACCATTTGACGTACCGCAACATCATTGAGCGTCCCGATTTCACCGTTGGGTACGACAAACACCGCGGGCGTCGGCAAACCGGCAAGACTCACATCGGTAATAGAGCGATATTCTGCGGTAGAACCCAACGTGGAAATGTATTCGGGCTGTAACGGCTTGAGTTGCTCAATAACATGCTTTAAGTCAAACGGTCCGTATTGCATTAGTAATCCTTCAGGTTTTCGGCGGTAAACACACGGTCGCTGGCTTTTTTGCTAAATTTCAGCAGTCCGCTGATGGGCGTGAGCTCATCTTCCAGACCGAGCGAAAACTTACCTTCTGCAACCAACTGCAACAATTTGAGCGTATCCCGATAGTCGCGCACGATTGGGTTATCCGCTTCCTTCGCCGGCAAATGCTGGTGCAGGTAATAACGGACAAGGCTACGCGCCCAGGTCGTTAAAATGCGCGGTGTTTGCTTAAACGGCAGCTTATAGCCGCGCTGACGTAAATAACCGTCAATTAACGCACTGGCGTCGGCAATCACTTCTTCAATGCGGGTGATTGCCTGTTGCGCTTTCTCTAGGGCTTCCGGTTGTTCCCCGGAAGTATCCACGCCGTCAATGATTTTGCCGATAATGCGCCAGTCGGCAGGGGGGTGCCCCACCTGCGCGGTAACTTGCGCCAGTTCCATCACGCCCGGCTTTTCATCTAATTGTTGCAGTGTGATATACATATGACGACCTTAGATAACGTCTTCCAAGAAGACGCCTAAATCACGCGCGGTGATAAGCTCTCGAACGGATTCGCCGACGCGGATGCGGTAACCGCCGCGCATACCCATGTCTTCGTCGAAGATTTGGCGTGTTTCGCGGTCGCCGAATTGCGCGGTTAAACCGAAGGTGGTGCCGCTATTTGCGTCCGCTAATTTGTCACGATAAATCAACGAGCAGTGATTACCCCAAGCGTGAGCAAGCACCGGTTTTTTGGCGATATTGACGGTATTCACCAGCGCCTGACCGACATAAATGGCGTCCAGCTCTAATTTGTCGCGTAAGTATTCCAACGGTACCAAGCCGTCATCGCCCAATGTGCCGTTATAACCTTTGATAATGCTTTTATTTTGACGCAATGCGCTGGCGGCTTTTTGTCCCAACACCATGATATTCGGACGCATCACAAGGCTATCTAAGGACTCAAGTAATAATTTGAGAGGTTTAGAATCGTCATGAGTCCATTGGTCCGCACCGGACAATTTTTTGTAATTGTTGGAGGCGTAGGACTTTTTGTTAAACACTAAACCGGCTGTACGCACTTCGCGATCTAACAAAATGAGATTGGTGGTTTGTTCGGTTGCGCGACCTGTCGGGCTGTAGCCTTTCGGGGCGTTGCTGATGTCCGAAATCGGCACCGGTGAATCCAATGCGTAATCTTCGGTTGAGGAGGTTTTTTCGGTGAATCCGAATTCAACCTGATTCGGTCTTGATGTACGTCCGACATGCGTTTTAGGGATGGTAAAACCTTCGCCCAAATCATATTCTTTATACTTAAATTCGGCTTTGCCCACGCCAACACGCGGCAATACATCATCGGCAATCATGCGACGGTTGCGGTACGCAATCGCAATCGCGGTCAACACCGGATCAATAGGAAAATTTGCTTTACTCATTTTTTGTCCTTTTTTCAATAAGTGAAAATTAATTACAGTTTTTGCTTAATTTTGATGAACGGGTTATTCAGCGGCAAAACCCGGGGCGATGAACAGGGAACCTAAATCACCCTCTGCGCCATCTTCTTCGGCGAAACCGATATAAGCCTGTTTTGCGGTGGCTTTCACGGCGCGACCTTGCGCGTCAGTAGTTAAACAATCACCGCGCTTGATTTCGGCACCGTACATCACCGGGTATAAGCCGGAGCGCACAACATCAACATGTTCGCCCGGGTCTTTCGGCACACGGGTAGAGATACCGATTAGCTTATCGGTGGCGGCGGTCGCTTGTTTTGCGCCGTTTTTTTCTTCGCCGAAAGCGACAATGTGATAACCTTCGATTTTGCCCTCGGTGACATACGCAACGATTAATTCAGGGGTTTGGCTCATTTACTTGCTCCTTGCATGATGTGATTTACTGCTTCGGTCATTGAGATCTCAACGCCCGCTTTCGCTTGTTCCGCTTGATATGCGGTCGCCGCTTTTGCGATAGACGCGCCGTCGGCAAAATCTACCGCGTCTTTGTCTTTTTCGCCCGGCTCACCGGATTTTTCCGAAAAATCGACCGGTTTGGTGTTAAGCACGTCTTTTAATACGTCAATAGACGACTTGGAGACGGTTTGTGAGCCGTCGGAGAACGACACCGGGGCATTGCCAAGTTGCACCATCACTTCGACTAATCCCGCTTTATGCGCCGGCAATAACTTGCCTGCTTTTACTAGGCTGTCGGCAAAATCAGTGGCTTCTTTTTTCTGTTTTTCGGCTTCCGCTTTGGCTTTTTCTTCCTCGGCGGCTTTAACTTTGCTCTCGCGGTCGGCAATAGCGGCTTCACGTGCGGCAAAATCGGCTTCTTTCTTCGCAACTTTATCGGCTGCCAGTTTTGCGGCGGCGGCTTCAATGGCGGCTTTTTGTTCTGCTTCGTTCATGGTTTTCTCCTGTGGTTTGGGGTTAGCAGATTCGGATTCATCAAAAGCAAAGTCGGCAAACGCATTCTCACCGCCTTGGCTTTCGGCAAAGTTTACGTCTGCCAAGCCTTTCACCGCAGGCGGCACGGCTCCTAAAAAGCCTACATGACGTAAATAATAATGACCGGGTTTCGGATTGCCGGTAGTTTCCGGCAGGAAAATGGATGCACTGCGCTTTTTGTAGCGTCCGGCATTCACCGCTTCGGCAAAGGCTGCGTCAACTTGTCCCACGTGGGCGTAAAGTATGCCGTCCTCCACGCTGGTCTGTTTCACCCAGCCGTAAGCCGGAGCAGTGAGATTGGGGTGACCGATAACAATCGGCGATTCGAATAGTTTTGGATCATATTGCGCGCTCAAATCTTCTAGTGCAGATTACGAAAAGCTAATTTCGCGCCCGTCCATGGCGGTGTGGGTGCCGACGCGCATGATTTCCATTTTGGTGAGTTTCACGGATAAAAACCTCGTTATGTGTCTTGATGTGCACATTATGACGAGGTCGCAGATCAGTGTATTTTTTCCGCGTTTGGAAAGATAATCGGTGATTTTACAAATGCAGGATAAACAAGAGGGGATATATCGCGTTAAGCGCGTTTATAAACGTTTATAAACACGCTAAAACGAACTTCAGCTATAACTTATCGAATTTACGATTAAAACGTAAATACGCGCGTTTTACGCGTTAAATTCGTTTTTTAAGTGTTTGCGGGCAATTTCGATTAATCGTTGCTCATCATCCGCCGACAAGCCGAGCCATGGTCGGGCAGGAATCGTTACGCTTTTCGCCGGGCGTCCCTGTACGTTTAACGCTTTGGCATTTTTTGCGGTGATCGTGCCGCCGAATTGATGGATGGCGGCGTAGGGTCGGTCGGAGCCGAATACCACGCCGGTATCGCTTGCCTGGTAGCGCAGTGTACCACTTAAATGCCCGTCGAGGGTTAAAATTTTGTCGGCGTTTTTCTTTTTACTTTCTCGGTACCAGTCTTTAAGCGGTGCCCACGGCGTACCGTCGGGGGCTTGTTGGGCAGTGAAACGGGCAAAATGGATCGCCAGTAATTCTTCGCCCATTTCGGCAAACATCAGCTTAGGGCGACTTAAACGCGCCACCGCTTTATCCAGCACGCGACTAAGCTCTTTAATATCTAATTCGATGTTGACTGCGGTCATATTTTGTCCTATATTGATTTCAACGCATCGGGTGGGCAGTCCCCGCCAGGACCTCCAATCCCACACCCGGCGAGAACTCACCTGTGGCGGCGGGTGAGTTTTTTAGTCTTCATCATCCCGGTAATATAACATCACACCGGTGCGCACTTGTTCTAAATATTCTTCTTCGTCCGGCGCAAATATCGTCGTTCCTTCCCAGCCGTCACGTCCTACATCAAACACCGCCAATGCCGGCACATTATGTCCGTCGCCGTCTAATTCAAAGCGGGCGATATAACGACGGCGCACGGTTAGCAGTTTCAAGTGGTGATGATATTCGGCACGCGTCCAGATTTCATCGGGCGATTTCAGCGCCATGGCTAAAATCTTCAAATACACTTCGCGCCCGCGCTTTTTAAGTTTTGAGTGACCGCTGCGCGAGGTAAACAAGGCGTCACTAATTACCAGGCTTTCACCCATCACGTCTTTAAATATCGCGGGTTTTTCTGCAGTGGCGCCGAATTCGGATAAAAATGCGTTGATATAAAATCCATCTTCCTTGCCTTCGGGTAACAATAGATTCGATGGCACTTTACGCGGTGTCGGCATAGGGATTGGGGTATCGCTACGGTGCGGATAAAACTCTACGCGACACGGTTGTCCACCGTCATCTAACGGCGGTGGGGTTTGGCTGTTTAGCCGTGATGCGCCCGGGATGTGTTCAAAGCCGGGGTCAATACCTTTCGGCACTTGCACAATACGCGGATTCAACCCGCGTGCGCCGATAAGACGCTCTTCCCATTCAATATTTGGTGCTTTATCCACTTTGAGTCCGTTGCGGTCCATGTATTCTTGACTGCGCCCGATAACCGTGCATTGACAGCCCCAGGCGTTGACCGGGAAGTGGGTTTGCCACCAGGGATCATCATTACGTAAAATCAAGCCATCCCAATGCAAATGCTCAATGCGCGGGTGACTAACGGCGTCGCTGTGGACGTATTCCCAGTACGGCATGACGTCTTTCAGCTCTTGCAGTTGCGCATAGCGTCCCGCCTGGTAGCTTGAGCGCAGATTAGTTTCGTAAATAACACGACTGCGCCAGTTTCGCCCGCCGTGATAATCCCAGCCGTGTTTCGCCACGATATTGTCAAAATCCTTACGAAAGTCTTCCAGGGTTTTGCCGTTGGCAATAAAGTCCTGGATGGCGTTAGCAAAGTCTTCGATGATTTCACGTCGATTAGCACCGGCAACCACTGCCGCGTAATCATGCTCGGCGTTGTAAATATCCGTCCATGTTGAAGTAGGCGTCGGGATTTTACGCTTGTAGAACTCAATCTGCTCATTAAACGGCACACGCCCATACGCGACTTTACTCATTGCCTGCCTCGCTTGCGACTGATTCGCGTCCGCTTAAATTCGCTGCATTGAGCGCAATCGCCATGGCGGCGGAATATTGCTCAAGGCTCATATCTGGCAGGATTGTCAGCAATTCATCGCGCAACTGTTCGAGCGATTCTACGCGGTCGGTAAGTGCACGCACTTTGCCCACCCAGTCATCAATCACCGGGGCAAGATTATCGTCGAGCAGGTCAACCATGTGCGCAGGGATGTCTTTTTCTACCGCGCCCGCAAAGTCCGCCGTTTTCTTGCCGGGCTTATTGGGTACCGGGTCATCATTATTTGGGGCTTCCGTTTTTTCCCAGTCACCACCGTAAGACGCCTGGATTTGTCCCAAGGTTGGGCGATAGCCGGTCGTTTCAAAAATGACTTTGTCGCGGTTGGCTTTTTGAGTTAAGTCCTCCGCTTCATCAAATACTCTAAACACGCGTGGCGGGTGGGCATTGGCAAAATTCATTTGAGTTAACCATGTCACCGGACCGCGGTTAAAAGATTCACAAATTACGTCAGAGTCCGCTTTGATGATAGATTCCAGTACTTTTTCCTGTAAATCGTCATTGCCCAAGCGTCCTGCCGTGCCACCTGATGAGGAGGTTTGCCCGAGCACGACGCGCTGGATACCCTCGTTCATGGTGTCGAATAGCTCTTTGTAGGAGCCGTTGCCGGTGCGCCCTTGGCTTAACAATTCAATGGGCATATCTAACGGCATCACAATGCCGCTGTCGGACTGGATAGATTCTACCGCCTCTAATAGTCTTTTCTGGTCGGCTTCGCTGGCGTTTTTACCGTAGCGCCCAAGCACCGTCGGCATGCCGAATTTTTCCAAAAAAATCAGCCAAAATTTCACACCGTTACGCTTAAAAAAGCTCAACCAATAAAGCCAGTGCGCCAAGCCGATGCCGTATGGTTCGTCATCGTGGTCTGCGCCGGTGCAAAAACTCCAGAAATACGGTGCGGGACACTCAATGCCGGAGGTTTGATTGTCGCGTGTGAGCAGGCGCAATTCGCCTTTCGGCGTAAAGCGGAAACGACGACGGTTGCGCACTTTGATGTCCGCCACATACTTGCCGTCATCATTAATCCGATAGACCAACTCCGCTACGGCGTAGCCGTAAAAAATGCCATAGTGCATGAGCTTGGTAATACGGTCAAAGCCGATTTCAGCAACCCAGTCGCGGATAAAGTCCGCCGCTTCCACATCCTGCGGTTTATCGCTTGCTGGCTCCACCGTCCATTCGCGGGAGACTAATGCGTCCTGGCGTTGGGTAAAAGTGCGCTTAACTTCCTCGTCGCTTAAAACCTTTTCGTAAAGCGACAGGTCACCATTACCGCGCCCGCGGAGTACGCCGTCTTCCGGCTGTGCCAGTTCGCCCATGTACGCTTTGGTGATGTCCTGACCGTCACCGGTGCCGGCGATAGTGCGGTTGGTTTCCGGTTTTTATTTTACTTTTAAACCAATCTGTAAAACCCATAAGCTAAAATCCTCTAAAATTATTATGCCCGCGCACCGTGCCGAAACCACGCGATGAAAACCCTGACGATGTGCCGAATAAGTCGGCGCCCGTGCGGCGTTGCCCCGCTTTAAAATCAATCTCAAAGCCCTCGTCGGTGCGGTAAGCGTAATACAACAACAGCTTGGCAATGCCCGCGTCGCCGTGGCGTTGTGTGCCGTTTGCGCCGGTGGTGCGTTTATCGGGGATTCGCGGTGTGCCTTTAACCACCTGAAATGCCCGCAAGTCGTCCATCATATCGGTGTGATGCGGAATACCGTGGAAGGTGCCGTCCTCAAGTGCGGCTTTAAACGGTGGCGCGTGTTGGGCGTACCATGATTCGCTTAACATTACCGATTCCACGACTTGCCCGTAGCGGTCAAATGCCGCCTCGGACAGAAATTGCCCGTTGCCGCGTCCGTCATTCGCGGCTTTAGAAAAGCGTGGCAGGCGGTCGGCGATGTAGTAATAAATCTGCTCTTGTTGCTTAAACGGGATTTTTGACATTTCCAGCACCAACACTTCTTTCAGCGTTAAATCCGGCTGTTCTTGTCCTACGCAAATCACCGATAAGTCGCCGCTGCGCGCAAAGTCTTCGCCGATATAGCTGCGTTGTCCGTTCGGTAATGCCTGCAACACCGGCAAAAGGTTTTCCTCGCACCATTCTTCGATTTCAGCATAGCGCACGGTCTCGACAACAAGACTAAAGTCATCGTTTTTGGTTAAGCGAATGAGCGGCGTGTCTTTGCTCATGCGACTTTCAATCAGCGCACGGGTAAGCCATACACCGCCCGAGTTGCGCGGGATACAGTCCAACTCTTCGGAGGCGGCATCACCGTAAGACGCACGGATTTCTGCCACCCAGGCGTCTTCCGCTTCTTGCGTCCATTCGCGCCCAAGGCGTAAACAAATGCGCTTATAAAGCCCGTCTTTAATGGCGTCATCAAAAGTTATAGTGTGCAGACTGTAAGGCTTCTTGCCCTCTTTAACCTCGCTTATCAGCTCGTTAAACGGATTATCGACGCCATTGTGAGTGCTAATAATGTGCACCTGACCGCCCCACATTAGGAGCGCCATTGCGGCTTTCATTAGCTCTGCCAGATCATCGTGGAATGCGGCTTCGTCTAAAATCACACGCCCTTGTTTAGCCCGTAAGTTAGAGGGGCGGGAAGACAGTGCGGTAATACGCCAGCCGCTGGCAAAGCGGATAACATAAGCCAGAATGGCTTTTTCTTCGTCATCTTCCTTGAAGATCTCTTCGGTTTCTTCAATTTCGCCGGCAGCGAGTCCGTAAGCTTTTGCCCAGTCACCACAATCGCGAATGAATTCTTGCGCCATTTCTTTGTTGTAACCGACGTACCAAACGTCCATACCTTTTTGCGATGACGCAAGCAACGCGGAATCTCCCGCTTCCCCCCATGATAAACCGACACGACGGGATTTTTCGCAGACTTTAACGGGAGTTAAATCCGCGCACCAACGTTGCTGATACCCCAGAAACAACATCGGTGTTTTATAGTGTTGTTGCACTTGCAACGACACCGCAGATTGCTCAAACGGTAAAATACCGATAGCATCTAAGTTGGGCTCGGTCATCATACAATTCCTAAAATTTGTTTACGGATTTGGTCGGCAGTTTCTTCGGTTAATCCGTTTTTCTTCACTACTTCATCCACTTCCCGTGCGGCAGCTTCGGCGCGGGCTTTGATTTCGGCTTGATATTTTTTCAGATTAATACCGGCACCAATAAGCGGGCTGATGTTTTTTCCCACAAACGACAAGGCGGCAAGGCGTTTCATCGGGTCGTCCTCTTCTTTGATTTCTTCCAGATTCATCAAGGTGTTGAAGACTTGACTTTGGATCATTTCCAAAATCGCGTCGCTATGCGCGCCTTTGTCATTGCTGATATTTTCCGAAATGACTTTTGCCGCTTCGGTGCTGGCTTTAACCGACGCCAGACGGCGCTCCAGTGCTTGCCCGTAACGATGTACCGCACTACGTGAAATGTCGTAACCGCGTACTTTAAGCGCTTCTTGCAACGCGCTGTAGCCGCTAAAGTTATTCTCGACCAGCGCGGCATCCAGCCAGTCTTTGACGGCTTGAGGCAGTTGTTTAACGGTTGAACGTTTCGGCATAATCCCTCCTACCAGTATTTTTCAGGGCGGGCAATGCCTGGGATAGACTCACTGGTGTATTCCACAAAATCAACGCCTTCACTGGTTAATTTTGCGTGCCAGCGGGCAGTGTCGCGCCCGCGCAATTCAACCAGATTACGCCCCGCCAGATAGTCCATTTCGCGACGTAACTCAAGGGCGGTTAATTGCATTGGCACACTCTGGATAGTGGTTAAAATCAGGCTTTCTGCCGCGCCGATGGGGCGGGCATGGTCGAGCGTCAACAAAATCAACCAGCGGACGTGTTCGCGTTTGTTTTTTTCAAATTCAATCATGCTAGTTTCTTCCATACATTAAAATAACTCTATCTAACTTTTCGTTGATGGCATCAAACCGCGCCGAATTAACGGTCTCGCTACGAATTGCGTCGTCGCGTTTTTGATAGTCTTCCGGCATTTTTTATCTTTAGTTCCATGACGATATTGTTGGCGGCTTCCGATAATCTGCGTGCCTCTTTGATGTCTTGATGGAGCTGTTGGTACCGGTTTTCGGTAAACTTAAATTTTTCATTTAGTTTGCTCTCAAATTGCGCAAGCAGAATCTTGCCGAAGCCGATAAGCATACCGATGATAGTGATGACAAGGCTCACAAAAAACGTGATGACCTGCCATGTGCTGACTTCCGTCATTTTTTCTCCCCCTGCACATAATTGATTAAGTCAATGTGCAATCCGGCACAAACGCCGTATAAATCATACATTTGCTTTAAAGCCACCAAGACCGCATCACTGTGATTTTGCGGGAGCGGTGGTAACGTTTGGCATGGTACTGCTAATGCCGGCGGTAGCGGCTTTGGTTGCTCTGGTGCGGGCCTCACTGAGTTTGAGCAGGCTGTCAGCAGGATAGCGGCAATCGCGACGGCTATGCCCGTTTTTCGCAAGACTTTGTTGCAGTTCATGAGTTGTTCGTTCTCCCTCGGTTTGATAATCGGCAAGTTTAGTAATTATCGCTTGACTTACAATAGTCGCCGCCATGATGTCACGCCCCAGGCGGTCTAACTGCCCCTTAATTTCCGTTTTTTCCACTTGTTCGTAGGCGGCTTTTGTATCAGCGACACCGCGCTGATAGGCTTGGTAGCAACTCCAAACGGTAAACAGTGTAATCAGCACCATGTTTAAAATCGCTCTGCCGATGTCGGTTTTAAAAAGTGCGGTTAACCCTTTCATAAACATTGCGGAATCCCCCAGTTGATATAAAGCGGTTGCCAGCGGTAAATAATGTGCTGCGGATAGCCGCGGTTCTCTGCAAAATTCGCACGGTTGCGCCCACTGTTGACGAGTTCCACGTTTTGCCAGTACGTCAGCGGGTCAAGCCCTTGCTCCCGGGCTTTGCGCTTGTCTTTTTGTACCCAACCAAGCCCACCGTTATACGCGGACAGCATAAATGCCATACGGTCGCATTCGGTGCGGGCGGTGATGCGCTCATAGTTAAAGCGGTTATAGCGCACTAATGCGCGCAACGCCCAGTCCGGGTTGTACGGCTGATTATCTGCAAGCTCGGGGTATAACGCGGAGATCCAATCGGCGGTTTTCGGCATAAACTGTGCCAACCCCTGCGCGCCAACCGGAGAAAGTGCGGTCGTTTTCCACTGCGATTCTTGATGAATTTGCGCGGCGAACACTGGGATTGGGGCATTTAAGCCCCATACGGCGTAGCTTTCGCGGGTGAGCGTGCGTTGATATTGCTCGGCTTTTGCCGGCATGGCGAAGGCTAACGGCACGCAGAAAAGCGAGGATAACAACAGCGACGCAAAGGTATAACAGCAATATTTGAAGCACTTATTAGTGCAATGGACGAGGCGCATAATTACAGCCCCAATGTCACGCCCAAAATGACTGCACCCACGATTAATGCACGGCGTAGCACAACTAACGCAAACACGGTTAAATAGCCGTCGCAAATCGGGTATTCCGGTGTGTTTTCCGGACGGATAGCAATTTTAGATTCGCGTTTATTCCAGCGCTCGCGCAAATAACTGCCGGGGCTGGAATATGGGAACAACGCGCGGTCAAGGTGATAGCCGATAATTGAGGCGATAGACACCAGGGCGAGCTTATACAACACAACCGGCAACTGCACGGGAGAAACGATGCCGATGATGGCGAACAAACACAACGCGGAAACGACCCAAGATAAGAGACGACCGTGCTTTAACGCATTAAAAAAACCTTTCATAAAAACTCCTTAGTTGATAAATGGGTGGTTTGGAGTTTGTAGATTAGCCTTTTATTAATTCCGCGTATTTTTTCCGCCTTTAGAATATTTTTGATGTCCGAGCGCGCAAACTAAGCGCACCGAAAAACCGCAAAGAAAGGATCTGAAAATGTAATGTATCAACCGTTTGCTCATTTAACACCACGCGGCAAACCCTATGATCTGCCGCCCTTACCAAATATTAAAAACAAGGAAACACTATGGAAAAACTCACTTATGAACACATCAAGTCCGTTATTAAATCCGTCGAATATGTACAGGTCGGCGTGCTGACAATCTGCGTGCTGACACTGCAAAATGGCTTTACTGTGACCGGCGAAAGCGCCTGCCTGAGAATTGCGAGCTATGATGCCGAAATCGGTAAGAAGATCGCATTTGATAATGCAGCCGATAAGATTTGGCTGCTGGAAGGCTATTTAGCCAAACAGAGCATGTATGAAGCCACACAACGTAGCGAGATTTAATATGAAACTTAAATCAATTAACATCGCTAAGGTTGTGATTACGCCGGCAGGCTATTGTTTGGTAACTGTCGAAGATTACGGCGACGCTTTTCTGATTCCACTACAACAAAGCAGTGATCGTTATATTTACGCGGCAAAAGCCAAAGAACAGCCGGTAGAGGGTGAGTTTATTTATGCAGCCAGTCCGGAGGAAATTGCGGCATGTGAAATCGAAGAAGAGTGGACCGTCGCCACACCTGAAAGCGTTTATTGGGATTCTGCCGCCTTCCTCCATTTTTGGAATGCCGGCAGATTGATTGGCGTCGATGTGATGTTGCAAGGTGTGTTTGCTCAGCAAGAAGAACTTTTTGCGCAAATTACCGGGCAAGAAGAGGAATGATTTAGCGTTTTCTAAGCGTCATCGCACGATGAACGATTTTATAAGGGCTTGCCGGCGGTTGTATTGGGAAGCCTTTTTTCTGGTGCGGCATAAACCCGATTACACCGCGCTTATACAAGCTCATCACCACGTTATTTAGCTCAAATTCGCCGTAGGTTTCCTCAAGTTTCGCCCAAAATTCGGCGTCTGATACCGCGTTTGGATGGTGTTTTTCCATTTCTTCAATGATGATATTTTCTAGATTTTTCATGTTCCCTCCGGGGACTTTTTTACTTACATTATCATCGCCAAAAATATTATTAAAAATAACAGCATGATACCGCATGCTATATATTGTTCCTTTTTTGCCGATTCCTTTTTCCGTATAAGCATTTCTACTTTTTGCCTTTCTTTAAATTCTTTCAAGTTTGCGGCATCTCTTGCTCGCAACCGCTTTAATCGAGCTAACGCTTCTTTTCTTTCAACTTCTTCGTCTGTTTCTATTGTCTTTATCTTTGCTTTTTTGGGGAGTTTAGGCGTTTTAACAACAAGATCTTCTACATTCATAGTTGGTAATAAAAGCAAGTAACTACGCCCCTTTTTAACCCGCTTTAACTCATCACGATAATCAGCATAATAAAGCACGTAACGTAATAATTCCGCACCACGTTCGCCGTATTGTTGCTTTATAATATTGGTGAGTTTACTTTGTAGAATAGGTTCTTGCGCTTGTTGGATTTGAGAAATAACGAGAAGTAAAATATCTCTATACATTGGGTCATCGCCGGCAAAATTAGCTACTTCTTTAGTAAACGCTTCTTTCTCCAATTCGCTGAAATCATTATAGCAGTAGGCAATTTCTTGATATAAATCTCGTGCTAAATGATAATCACCCGTTTTATGAGCCAATCTGGCATCGTATAGCAACTCTGTATCAATCATATTATTTCCTTAGTTAATTTTAATTATTAAGCTACTTTATTATTCGTAAGTGCCGCGACCTCCGATAAGGCTCTTGCCGTTTTTTCTATCGCTTCTTTACCCTGCTCATTGCTTTCTCGGTAGTCTTCAATGAGACTTTGTTCTTGTTTGGTTAAGGTGCTTTCAATCAGATTGCCACCAATAAACATTTCTCCTTCTCCAGTTAAAAGCCAATTAATGTTTATACCCAGTTGTGCAAATTTCAAATAGGCTTCCGAGTTTGGTTCTCTATCTCCACGCATATAATTTTGCACAGAACGATAATTGATACCCGAACGTTCAGAAAACTTCGTAATACTCCCGCCAAATTGTTCAATAATTAAGCAAACTCTATTATTTATACTCATTTGTTCTAAATTTCTCTTGATTTAACAAGAACGAATGTTCATAATTTACCACATCAACACAAAACTAACCTATTCAACCCATAAAAAGGAACGTAATTATGCTTACTAAATTTGAAAAAAGTTTCTGCAAATTATTCGCGAACATCGCCACAAAATAAAAGAATCGTTTAATGGCGAAACACTATGCGACACGCTCTCTATTGCTCAGTCCAATCAGGACGATTTTCAAGCAATGTCTGTAGCGCATAAATTAATTCTTCTGCTCCTTTCTGAGTTACCGCTAGAACAACGGGTTTCCTTGGCGTGGATAATTCTAACGCAATTAGATCTTTCATCGGATCCCACGCCATGCGCTTTACACCGCTTATGGTTGCAATGGCGTACTTTTGCTCAAAGTAATCCCCTGGGTTGGGGAGTTTGTCATTTTCCATCAGTTTCTCCATCAAACAACAAATGAACCACAATTTACCACAAGGAAACACGATGAAAAAGC